TAATTTCCCATTAGTAATGTTTAGGTCAAAATCTGGCGGCGCACATTTGTTTTTGTTTACAACAGAATTTATCATGGCGTCTTTGATGCAGTCAAAATTAAAGATGATGTCAGAAGCTTTAAGTTTTGGTGGCAGTGAGATATTTCCAAAACAAACTGAAATACTAGCAGAACGTGGTGACACTGGTAATTTTTTAAATCTACCTTATCACGGCGGTGCAAAGGGTTTGCGTTATGCATTTGATGATGAATGCAATGCAGCTAACTTAGAATCATTCTATTCTATCTATGATGCGGCGGTACAGACGCCCGACCAAGTGCACGAAATAGTTGTAACTAAAAAAGTAGAAGTTAAAAAAGAAGCGTTTGTGGATGGTCCGCCGTGTTTAAATAAATTAGCGGACGAAGGTTTTGGTGAAGGCTCTCGCAATAATGCATTGTTTAATGTGGCGGTATATCACAAACAAGCTAATCCTGATACTTGGGAAGATAAGGTCATGGAAGATAATTCTAAATGGATGGATCCACCACTAGGTTTTCAAGAAGTCAAGGCACTTTTAGCATCAATCGGGAAACGTGGTTACGATAAATACAGATGTAAAGATCAACCTATTTGTGGGGTGTGTAATGCTGCAAAGTGTAGAACTAAAAGGTTTGGAGTTGGTTTTGATGAAGAGCAAATGCCAGCTTTAGGAACTTTAACTAAAATTAATTCTTTTCCACCACAATGGTTTTTAACTGTAACTGACAAGAACCAAGACGGTAAACGTATAGAATTAAAAACAGAACAATTACATAACCCTAATTTGTTTGCAATAGCATTACTAGAACAAGCTAATATTGTAGCTCCTATTTTAAAAGCTAAAGATTGGCGTGAGGTATATTTAACACCTTTAATGTTAACTTTAGAACAAATAGAACCTTTAGAATCTTTAAATCCAATTAATCAACTAGAGAATTTATTGTATGAGTTTACTAGAAATCGTGCTGATGCTAAAATTTTTGAAGATGTTTTAGAGGGTATGGCGTTTACTGATGAAACAGCTGGAGAAACTTTTTTTAAACTAGACGATTTTAATGTGTTTTTAAAAAGAAATAATTGGGATTTAGATAAAACTAAAACAGCAAATTTATTAAAACAGTTAGACCATATTTTTATAGAGGAAGTTAGACCTACAATAAGAAATACTCGTCCACGTCTTTTAAAAATACATGCGATGGAGAAAATAAAAGCTAGCTCTAGTAAACAAAACTACGATGAGGTTCCGTTCTAATGACAGAAAGAAAAAAGGGTAAACCTGCAGGGCCAAAAGAAATTATATTAGGTCCACCAGGCACAGGCAAAACCACTAGACTATTAGATATAGTTGAACACTATTTGGAACAAGGCATTACACCAGATCAAATAGGTTATTTTTCTTACACAGTTAGAGCTGCTCTTGAAGCATCAACTAGAGCCATAGATAAATTTTCAAATTATATAGAAAAAGATTTTAAAAGTTTTAGAACTTTACATTCACTGGCGTTATCCTGCATGCCAAAATATAGAAACAGAATTATGCAAAGATCCGACTACAAAGACTTTGGTTCTAGGTGTAACATTAATTTTAACGTCATTGATTACAACGAAGAGGACGGTATTTTGAAAACAAATAACGTTTATTTACAGATAATTAGCATTGCTGTTGTCACTAAAAGAAGTATTATAGATGTAGTGCGTGATAAAAATGACATGAGTATAATTCCTGAAACAGCAGAAAGAATATACCAAGAATTAGAAAGATATAAAAAAGCTAAAGGTCTAATTGATTTTAATGATTTGTTAATAAAATTTTCTGAATTAGACGAAGAACATATGCCAAGCTATGAAGTTTTAATTGTTGATGAAGCACAAGACTTAAGCAATATACAATGGGACGTGGTAACTAAATTAGTTAACAGATCTAGAAACTATCACATTGCTGGTGATGACGATCAAGCTATTTATGTTTGGGCGGGAGCAAGTGTGGCTTTGTTTCGTAGCATAACAAAAGTAAAAGGTATAAAGATAACACAGTTAAAACAATCTTACAGGGTTCCTAGAACACACCACATATTAGCACGAACAATAATTCAACGAGACCAAGACAGAATAGAAAAAGATTTTTTACCTGCAAACCGTGAAGGTATAATAGAAAGACCTAACTCTATGTGGAATGTAGATATGAACAGAGAGGGCCAGTGGTTGATTATAGCTAACGAACACAAATTTTTATTGAAAGCAGAAGAGATGGTAAAACAAAAAGGTTTGCTTTACATTTATCAAAACAAAGGTGGTGTATCAGCAAGTGTAATTAAAACAATAGCTGTGTGGGAGAAGTTTAGATTAGGTGAAATAAATTTAAACGGTCAAGAAATTAAAAATATTTATAAATACATGGGCAAGAATGTAGCTCATGGATTTAAAAGCGGTGTAAAATCACCTGATGATTTGTCTATTTATACAATTGACGATTGCATTGCAAGTTTTGGTTTACTAACCAAAGATAAATGGGACGCTGCATTGATGGGCTTAAATGAAAGTGACATAGCCTATTTAAAAAGGGTAGAGTCTGGTGGCGAAAATATATTAGAAAGTGAAGCAAAGGTAAGAATTTCTACCATATCTGCTATCAAAGGTGCTGAAGCAGAAAATGTAATTTTAATCAGTGATATTGGTTATCCGACCTACCAAGCAATGACTAAAGGTGATGCAGAGCCGCATAGAAAATTTTATGTTGGCCTCACCAGGTCAAAAAACTATTTAGCAATTATTAAAGAAAACACAGGAGACAGATGCTATGGCTACAGAGTATGATAAAAAACAAAATACACCAAAGTTTGATGAAAATGGTTTTTTTAAAAAACTAGTCGACGAAGGTGTGATTAACGACACCGTAAAGCTTAGCGACTTAAAGAAATTTGATGCAGTTGATTATCCATCACATTACAATCAAGGACAAATACAATGTATTGATGCTATTGCTAGCATGCAGGGTAAAGGTTTTAAATATTATTTACAAGGCAGTGCGGTCAAATATATTTGGCGGCACGAGCACAAAGGCAAACCTGTCGAGGACTTAGATAAAGCAATCTGGTTTTTGAATAAACTCAAGGAGCAATATAGTGAAAAAAAGTAAATACCAACAACCAAAATTTTGGCCACCAACAGAGTGGCTACAGCCCCAACTAAAATCATTACAAAATTATAAAACTATAGCTATTGACTTAGAGACCAGGGATCCTGGTTTAATTAGTATGGGATCAGGATCAGTGCGTGGCGACGGAGAGATTGTTGGTTTTGCTGTTGCGGTTGAAGGTTGGCAAGGTTATTTTCCAATAGCTCATGAAAACGGTGGTAATTTAGACAAGACTATAGTTACAGAATACATACAAGAAATTTTATCTACACCTGCGGATAAAATATTTCACAATGCCATGTATGATGTTTGTTGGTTACGATCAATGGGCTTTACAATTAACGGCCGCATTTATGATACCATGATAGCAGCATCTTTAATTAATGAAAATAGGTTTAGTTACACCCTAGATTCTATTTCTAGAGAATATGTAGGTCTTGGTAAGAATGAGAAAGTTTTACAAGAAGCAGCTAAACTGTCAGGAGTAAACCCTAAATCTGAGATGTGGCGTTTGCCAGCGCCAATGGTCGGTGAGTATGCAGAACGTGACGCAGAAGTAACTTTAAAACTGTGGGACGTTTTAAAACATCAAATTACAGAACAAGATTTATGGCAAATATTTAATACAGAAACTGATTTGTTTCCATGTTTAGTTGACATGAAATTTAAAGGCGTAAAAGTTGATGTTGAGAAAGCCTTTTTATTAAAAAAGAAATTTGCTAGTCAAGAAAAGAAAATACTAAAAGCAATTAAAGATGAGTCTAATGTTGACGTAGATATTTGGGCCGGCGCTACCATTGCTAAAGCTTTTGATAAACTAAAAATTAAATATAATCGCACGGAAAAAGGCACTCCAAGTTTTACCAAAAATTTTCTGGCAACGCACACGCATCCGTTGGCACAGCAAATTGTGCAAGCTAGAGAGTTAAACAAGGCACACACAACTTTTATTGATTCGATAATAAAGCATGAACATAACGGCAGGATTCATGCTGACATCAACCAGATCCGGTCGGACGACGGGGGGACTGTAACCGGTCGTTTTAGTTATAGTAACCCCAACCTACAGCAGATACCAGCACGCAACAAGGATATCGGACCGTTGATTCGTGGATTATTTATTCCGGAAGAGGGAGCTAAGTGGGGTTGCTTTGACTACTCGCAACAAGAACCGCGGATTTTAGTACACTTTGCAGAAGTAATGAAGATGGAAGGCCTAGAAACAATTATTAATTCTTATCACGAAGGTGATGCTGATTTTCATCAAATGATAGCAGACATGGCTGGTATTGATCGTAAACAAGCCAAGATAATTAATCTTGGTATTATGTACGGCATGGGTAAAAATAAACTTATGGGCGAGCTAGGTTTGATGGTTGAGGAAGCTGAACAGTTATTAAAAACCTATCATCAAAGAACACCGTTTGTAAAAATGTTATCTGATGCAGCGACACGCAGAGCAGAAGACAGAGGTAAAATAAGAACTATTGGCGGTCGGTTGTGTCATTTTGATATGTGGGAGTCGTATGAGTTTGGGGTCAATAAACCATTAAGTTTTGATGATGCTAAAGCACAGTACGGGTTAGGTATGATGAAACGTGCGTTTACCTACAAAGCATTAAACAAACTAATACAAGGTAGTGCAGCAGACATGACTAAGATTGCAATGGTAGAACTATACAAAGAAAACTTTGTGCCACATATACAGATACACGACGAACTAGATTTTTCTGTTTACGACAAAAAACAAATTGAGCAAATCACAGAAATTATGGAGCAGGCCAAAACATTAGCGGTGCCTAATAAAATTGATTATGAAGAGGGCAAAAATTGGGGCGACATAAAATAATGGAACCAAGCAAACAACAAAAAGGTATTCGTGCTGAACTGTTGGCGGCTATTGACTTCCTGGAACAGCCAAATACACACGTGTACTATGATCTTGGTGGTAAAGGCCCAGCGGATATTGTGGTCGTGAATAGCGCAACGGGGACCGTGGATTTATATGATGTCAAGATGAAAAGTTATCGCATGCAAAAAGGTAAAATGACTATGATAAATAGAACCAAAAATAAATCAGCAAAAAATTTAGATGTTAAAGTATTGTATATATAATGCCGGGTGTAGAAAGGTTAGAACACCCGGCATATGAAGGTGAGAAGATCATTTTAAAATATATTATTATAAATACTTGTCAAATAAAATAAAATGACT